AGCAGACCGAGAAGCGATCCGAGAAGCTGCTGCTTAGCGAACTGAGATCCTTGGCCCACCGTCCGAGTCGCCTCGACGTAATCCAAATCAAGCATGGCTTGATCAGGAACGCCGCGCTCACGACAACGACGCTGGAACTCGATGGCATCGCGATCACTCTTCGTGATCGGATTCAGATTCGGATTGGAAGCACGACGGAAACGCTCCTCGAAGAAAGCATCAAGCTGATTGTAATACCGACTCAGTTGAGTCTTACCAATCGCGCTTTGCTGCGAGACGATTGCTTGGATTTCGGTCGCGGTGCGCGGATTTCCTTGAGGCTTGTTGAGGGATTGCCGGTACTGCGAGAGGTTGCCTTGGAGGACGTTTTCAAGGTCGGCGTTGACCGCCATAGGCGCGTCCAGAACGCCCGCAACATTTTGCTGAATGACATCATAATCGGGCGGAACAATCGCGTACGGCCCCTGCTGCACGACACTCGTCTTGCTCAGAGCATTCGGGTTGAGAGGCTTGAAAAGGATCTGCGTCCGAGCAAACGCGCTATCCACCATCGAGCAGCGAAGACGATTCTTCAGCTCCATCGCCTGAAGCATCTTGATGCCCAAGCCCTTCACGCCGTGATGCTCGCCATCACCACGGTCGTAATACATCGGATGAATCACCTGCTCCCACTTGGAGAACCGGCGCAGCTTCCGATACATGAAGTCCTCGCTGTCACGCTCATCGATGATGCAATGGCTGATCTTCCCATCGAACTCCTTGTAGAAGACATGGGCCATCATCACCACCTCGGAACGAGCCGAGAACGTGATGTCGTTCGAGCGAAGCTGACGCTGGAAGAACTCCCAATCGTACTGCACACCGGAGCGATACGGCTCAGGCATCGCAGCACGGATACGCTGGCGGACATAATCGACATTCCAACCGGCAGCACGGGCAGCTTCTTCGTCCTGAATCTTCTCGAACAGATCATCGACGCCCATGCGGACGCGAACGACAGCCACCTTCCAGTCGCTCACGTTGGACTTCGTGCCGTCAGGAACCAGGAGATCCGTGGCGAGGATCGCCTTGCATCGCCAGTTGTTGGAATCCTCGAAGATCAGCGGACCATGACCGATCAAGACCATCTCACGCTGCGAAAGCTGCATGATATAGTCGAAATCCTTGTCGAGCTTCTGAAGACGGTCGAACTCCTCGGTGATGATCTTCGACCACTCCTCACGCTTGTCGATGTCGTTGCCGTAAGCGGTCTTGATCGTCGCGTAGGTCGGAACCTCGGCGAATACATCGTAGAAGGCAGACATGGCCAACGTCAGGAACGCTTCCGATTCGCGGAAGTTCACGTTGGTCCGATAAGCCTGGTTGTTCCGCCTCAGTTCGGCAGGGTTGTAAGGCGGATTACCGTCAACAAGACCACGCAGCTTGGCTCGCGTATTGTTCCGAAGCTCGTCGGCCATGATGAGCTTCTGGAAGATTTCACGAGCTGACGCTGCATCCTCAATGCGCGTATCGGGTGCCGTCCCGTTCTCGTTGAGCGTCTGAAGAGGCAGTTGAGCTATTGATCCGTACATGGTCTTTTTTTCCAGCAATGGGCCGGAAGGTTCTTGTTCTCCGCAGAGTCTGTGAATTTATGGAGGGTTTCAATGGGAAACCAAACCATGCTTCTGATAAAACAACCGCAAAATTCGCAGCTTTTCAGCGCGTCGTCGTAAGGCGTGGACCCATGAGCTGATAACACCTTTACAGTCTCTTTTATGACACGGTTATTGCACGAACTGCACCCATGCGGTTGCCGGTTGTAGATGCAGGACGCACAGATAGCTGCCCTTTTTGTAGCTTCGTGCGGTGCAACCTTACCACCACCGATCGTAAGACCGTGGGCCAAGCTCATGCTGAACCTCACGACATCACCGATCTGGAACGATCTGGTGCCTTTGACTTGAGGGATCTCGACATCGTTATAGCTGCACTCGACACCCCTTTTGCATGAAAATTCCACCAATAATTCTTCCAAATTGTCAGGAATCTTTATGGCATTCGACTTGTAGTGGTCCTGAACAAAGGTGACCAGTTGCTGCCATGAACTTGCAATAATCTCGATGCCGGTCTCTGGAACCCGATAAATCCAGTTTCCCGGTGGAACAATGTGAGTATTCAGTAGCTTGTAACCCATAACTAGATGTCGTGGTAAATCATGTCAGATTCAGCGACGAGCTTTTCCCATATCTTATCGACCTTGGTTCTCCTCGGCTCGAACTGAACAGTTTTCCTCACCAGATCGAGCAAAACGACAGCCGCATCAGCCAAGTCAGGTGATCGCCCTGTCCTCTGCTTCATCACGGTCTTTGATTCGACCGCTATCTTACGCTTGCCGTCATCAAACATCCGCGAGCAGAACTCCTGCATCGTCTCAAGATCAAGACCACCGATCCGCTCTTCGACGACCCATTTCCGCATCGAGAACCAAAGCTCAGTCACCTTCCGGTCATAAGCCTCATTGCATGGCCTACTGTCCTCGTCGCTGACAGGAATCGTCGATGGTGAACCGCCAAATTCGACGCGATGAACGATGCCCCATTCACGGGTCAAAATGTCGGCCAAACCACCGCCTTCACCGCTTGAATCAAGAGCGAATCTGTCCGGTTGAATTCCTCTCTTGACGCACTCCTCCTTGACCCGATTGGCGATCTGGTAATGGACGGGATCGGGCAATGCCGCGTTCGGCGATATTTGGATGACGTCGCCAAACAAGATGCTCGCCTTGTCGTTGGCAGTCCCGACCTTGGCGAACCGCAGGATACATCGGTCGCCACCGAAACCGGGGTCAAGAGCAGCAACTTCCTGAGCATTTGAGGTGAAAATCAGCTTTTTATGAGGCGAATGAGTCTCGACCAATGCTTCGGACAAGACGGTTTTGACCATTCCGTCAGGAGCCCAAAATCCGCGTGTGTACTTCCAAAATGTGGGGCTTTGCTCACCCTCATGTCGCATAGCGGATAAGACCTGATCATGCGTTATAAGGTATGAATACTTCGTCCGACCTTCACTGATGTTCGGACTCTTCATGCCGTCGAATCGACAGCACATCCCGCGTTCAGTCAGCCAATGCTGGTCTTCAATCGTCACACTTCGCCAACCCTTTGCAGGGGTGCAGAATCTCCCGTGTGGATCGAACTTTGATGCAGGGTTTCCGATCACCAGCATCTTGAACTCGCGACAACCTTTCGAGAGGTTCGTACACGCCTCAAACGCCGCTTCTGGCGTATCCGTCGCCTCGTCAATGATGACCATCACACGGTCAGCGTGGATACCCTGAATGTTGGCCACCGCCTTCGATGTGTTACCCTCGGCCACCGCTACCGCTGAGATCGAATGGCGATCATCTCCTTTGACCGCTTGGAGACTCATCTTCGAGTCCACCATGTTACCTGGGAATCCACGAGTCGTACGGGTCAGATCCTGAAGATTGGCCCACATACGCTTTCGGATCATCTTCGCCGTCGTGGACGTAAGGACGACTGCTGTCTTGGATGGATTGGCCAACCACCAGACGGTCGCGAAAAGAGTCGCTCCAAAAGTCTTACCGGAAGCACCGCAACCGGCCCATCCAACGTAATCGTGGTCGCAAAGACTTTCGATCTGCTTCTCCAGCCACGGGTTCCAGCTCATCTTCGGCCATAACATTTTCGTGGCGTTACGAAAATGATCGAAAGTGCCGAGTCCACCCTCACTTGGCTGAAGCCGATTGCGAAAACAGTAAAGTTCCAACTCCAAATCAGGTATTTTGACCGGCGATTTGATGCCGTACTTGTGTTGGATCATTGGATTCTCGGACACCTCTGAAGACATAGATTACCCTTGCAATAATTGACTCTGGACTTGAGGTTCTGGCAAAGGAAAAATATGCCGTCGCAACTCGTTTCTTCAACCGGCTGCTGCCAGCCTTGCGACTCTGATCCAGTTGTCGTGAACGTCCCCGGCCCTCAAGGACCGGCTGGAACCAATGGAACCAACGGCACCAATGGCGAGAACGCTTTCTGCTACACCACCGCGCTTTTTCTCGTTCCTGCTCAAGGTGCTTTTGTCTATGTAACCGTAGACAGTTCTTCGTTTCTTCCCGAAAGCATTCAGGGCCAGTTTTTTGTGTCCGTTCAGGGATGCGGGTATATGCAGGTTTTGGATGTCGTTGGTCTGACTATCGCACTCAAAAATCCTGATCCCGGTGTTCTCGGTATTCCGAACGCGATTCCAACGACTCCGATCCCTTCTGGATCGCTTATCACTCTCGCTGGTGCAGTCGGGGCGCAGGGCGCACCCGGAGTTTCTGGCGGTGCGCCGGTCGGAGCTTCCTACATCTGCCGCAGCGGAGATGGAACGCTGACCAACGAGACCGCTCTTGATCTGCTTACCGCAGGTTACATGAAGACCGCCGGTTCTGGTGGTGCTGGCGTCATCTCGACGACGGCCACAATCCCCGTTGCGGATATCACTGGAACGCTTCCGATTGCCAAGGGTGGGACGAACCTGACGACCGCTCCTGCCAACAAGATTCTAGTTGGTGACGGAACCAACTACCTCCAGAAGGAGATTGTCGGAACGGCTCCGATTGTAGTTACTAATACAGCAGGAAATATAACAATCTCTACAACCGCAACACAGCCTCTCACTAGAGAGTTTGCTTACATTACTGGATCGGTAGCTAGTTTACTAAATAGCGGAACTCGTCAAGTTTTTGTTGGAACACCAATTAGTCAGCCGTCCACAAACACTCAATGGAATCAAGCCTTAGGTCGATATACAGCACTAAACACAGGATACTTTAGGATTACTGCTTGTATTTATGCTCAAGGGGATGGAAATACATCGAATGCCCAGATCATCATCAAAAAGGGCGGTGTAACTGTCAGCCAGACCCAGCTTCTCGATTTGCCTAGTTCTGCCGCGACTGAACAAGCGGCTCCTCTTGTGATCAATCATGTTGAAAAGGTCACAACAGCTAATTCCGAATATTTTGAACTGTGGATGTACATTCAAGACGTCCATAACGTGAACGTGGTGCAGTATTCGTCGCTGACGATTGAGCGAATTGATTCTCTCTAATCCATGAGCGAACGCGCACCAAGACGCTACACCGATGGAACCGTCACCTTTGAGGGCGGCATCGATACGGGCGTTATGCCGTCCGAGATCGACAAGAATCAGGTCGCTTTTGCCATCAATTCATCTTTCCGCGAAGGATTCGTCTCGCCCCGCCCAGGGTACGTTCAAAAAGACTACGACATCTGTCTGACCATCACGGCAGATAATGCCATCGTCACCGCCGATGCCACGAACGTCACCGCTGACGGATGGTCGGAGGAATGCTACGGACCAGATGAAATCGGCGGCGTCTTCCAATGCGCTCTTCCATACATCGCAGACAACGGACGCACCTACATTCTGGCCCTCATCAGCGGTGAGGTTTGGCTGTATGACACCCAGCTAAACACCTTCATCAATCTCAGCACGACACCCGACCTCAAGAACCCGTCCAATCTGCTCGATGGATGGATGGTTCAGGCCGAGAACTTCGTCGTCATCCAAGACGGTTTCTCCAAGCCTCTTATCTTCAACGGAGCCAATCTTCGCAGGGCTGAAGACAACGAGATCAAGTGCGGCAGAGTCATGGCCTACGTCAACGGACGCATCTGGTATGCGCTCCCTGACGGATTCTCTTTCCGAGCCACAGACATCGTTTATGGAGATGGAACGCGGGCCAGTGTTCTCAAAGAAACCGAGAACACCTTCCTCAATGAAGGTGGAGACTTCGCGGTTCCGTCGGACTCAGGCGGCATCACGGCGATGGCTGTCCCCGGCGACCCTGACACTTCGCTCGGCCAAGGTCCGCTCCTAGTCTTCACTCCTCGATACGTCTTCTCCGTACAGGCTCCGGTCAATCGGGACACTTGGAAGAACCTGACCTACCCGATCCAAGCGATCAGCCTTCTCACCTCCGGTGCGCTGGGAGCGCGTTCAGCCATTACCGTCAATGGCGACGTCTTCTACCGCGCTGTCGATGGCATCCGCTCGTTCATCATCGCTCGACGCTCGTTCACCGATTGGGGCAATACACCCATCAGCGGTGAGATCGTCAACATCGTCGAGAACGATCAAACCAATCTCTTGTGGTCCGGTTCCGCAGTCGTGTTCGACAACCGTCTGCTGATGACCACGCAGCCTGTCTATGACAACGATGGTGTTTATCATCGCGCTCTTGGTGTTCTCGATTTTGATCTCATCACCTCGATGCGGAAGAAGATGCCTCCCTCCTGGGCCGGGATTTGGACAGGACTGAAGATCCTTCAGATCGTCAAAACCGAGAATATTTACGGTGATCAGTGCTGGATCTTTGCCCGTGGCGAGAACGGAAACATTCAACTCTGGGAAGTCACAAAGTCCGGCAAGTTCGATGTCAATTTGTCCGAGTCGAAAGAGATCCAGTGGTTGTTCCAGACTCGCGCATACAACTTCGAGATTCCGTTCGGTTTAAAGCGTCTTGATAGCGGAGACATCTTCATCGATCAGCTTGAGGGCGACGTCTCGTTTGAGGCGAAGTACAAGCCGGACCAATACCCCGGTTGGATCGAGTGGGCCGACTGGGCCGAGTGCGCGCGAGTTAACCTTTGCGGGTTCCCGTCGTCTTGTTTGCCGATCACCAATTATCAGCCGCAGTACAGACCGAAGATGCGCTTGCCTACACCGTCTGATACTGTGTGCAATTCAACCATCAGCACTCCGACACGGAATCTTTTCGAGGTTCAGATGCAGCTTTTGGTTACTGGCTATTGCCGCATCAAGAGTGTGCGAGTACACGCTTACGATGTTCAGGAGCAGGTGGTTGGAGATTGCAGATCCATCAGTGTTCCTTGCTCCATCTTGGAATCGTGTGACCTGAATATGTTCTTCTACTCATCGGAATAGTATGCCAAACCTAACTCTCATTCAGCTTACGCCGCCGAATTTCCCGCTGAACTATTGTCCGGCGAACTATCAACAGTTTGCCAACGATGTTATCTCTGGAACTCAGGCGACATTCCTTTCTTCGATTGGAAACTCGTTCTTCAACTTTGGAGCGACTGTTCCATCGTTGAATAACCAGATTTATCCGTGGCTCGATGCCGATGGTAACTGGTGGGTTTATCAAGGCGGATTCTGGGCGCGAAAGCATCCGGTTGAAATCAACAGCAATGAACGCCGCATTTTCATCGGAACAACCACCGACCTGCAAACTTATGACGGCGGAAACACCAATCCCGCTTCAAGTTACAGCGGGCCAATGTGGGAGGTGGACTCTAACTTTGCAGCGCGGTTCCCTGTTGGAGTTGGGACTTTTGCCGCAAGCGGTGCTGTTGCGGTGCAGGGAACGACTACCTCTACAGCGATTGCTGGCGAAGATCAGCACACTCTAAGTACATCTGAAATCCCTCCTCACAGCCATCTGATGACTTGGGATTCTCAAGACACCGCTGGAGGAAATCAGTTGAAGACGCTGTATTCTGGACCGGACGCAAACGCCTTTGATGATATCAAAAAGAACACCGGCGATTCTGGAGGTGGTTCCGCCCACAACAATCTGCCTCCGTTCTACGGCGTTTACTTCATCAAGCGGACGGCCCGAGTCTATTACACCAAATGAAGCTGATCGTTGCTGACATCCAGTCGTTGATCGCTCGGGTTATCGGGGTCTGCTCCGATGATCCCCGCGTCTACGAGTACATCAACCAAGCCTGTCGGCGTCTGCTTCACAAGGGACTGTGGGCCGGTGCTTACGGTCGATTCACCATCCATCCCACCAGTGGGTGCATCACTTGGCCCCGTCAGATCGAGACCATTGAAGCAGTGGCCGACTGTTGCGCTGTCGGTACTGTTCGCAATCAATGGTTCGAGTTTCAGGAGACCGGATTCGGACTCGTCAATGGCGGCGGACAAGTCTGTCTTGGGAACCAACTTCTTGATCGCGGAACGGTCGTTTCCTACCGCGACATGAGCGGAGGAACCAACAGCTACATCCGCGTTTACCCTGGTGACGCGAGCGATGTCGGCAAGACGATCACATTGCAGGGTGTCGATCAAAACGGTCAGTGGATTCGCACTCAGAGCGGTGGAGTTTGGATCGATGGCGAGAAGCTGACTCTGGCCCTCCCATACGTTCAATCGACCAAGAAGTTCACTTCTCTGACCGGAGTCATTCGTCAGACGACCAACACGGTCAGCCGTTTGTACGAGTACGACGCAACGACTCTCGCTGAAACAGATATCGCTGTTTACGATCCCGATGAGACGTTGCCGCAATATCGTCGGAGCTTCTTGGGCAATCGTTGCAATGCGGACGAGAACAAGCCTGTGACGGTGATGGCCAAGATGCGTCACATCAATGCATCGACTCCGAACGATTACCTGATCCCTCCTTGTGCGGATGCCATCAAATTGATGGTTCAGGCGATTCGTAAGGAAGAGAATGATCTTCTAAACGAGGCTGTTGCGTATGAAGCTAAGGCCGTGCAAGCGGTCCAAGAGCAAACGATGCAATACCTCGGTGATGCGGTCGCTACGATCCGTATGGTCGGAGCGGGCCAGAGTGGCGGTGGATTGTATCAGTGGTTCTAAAGGATATTTATGCCAATCGGATTAGGTGCAGCACTTTTGGGAAGCGCAGCCATTTCGGCTGGTGGAAGTCTGCTCGGTGGTTTGTTCGGCGGAAAGAAGCCGAAGATTCCCGAGTTGAAGCCGATTGATTTTGCTCGCGAACAGCAACAGGCGATTCGCCAAAACATCGAGGCACTTGAACCTGCTACTCAACTTGCTCAGCGAACCACTCAGGCTGAACAGACTCAGCTTGAGGCGCAGCTTCGCAGGGCGATCCCCGGTTACGATCAGTTGGTTCAGCAAGCCAGCAAGAACATCGGTGCCGCCTTGGCCGGTGAGATTTCGCCAGAGGTTTCTGCTCAGGTTCAACGGTCCGCTGCCGGTCGAGCTTTGATGGGTGGTTATGCTGGTACTGGTGCTGGACGAGCTTTGACTGCTCGCGATCTTGGTCTGACCTCGATGCAGTTGCAGAATCAAGGTCTTGCTCAAGCTCAGAACTTCATCCAGCAGCAACGGACTTTTGGAATGGTTCAACCGTTCTCGGTGAGCAGTATGTTCATCACCCCTGCTCAGCGGATAGGCGCGATTCAAGAGCAGCAAGCTCGTCAGTACGGTCGCGATGTGACTGCCGCTCAAGTTGCCGCTGCTCCGTCGCCGATGCAGCAGGCGGCGCAGAGTGCATTTACAAATGTCGGAAACATCGCTGGCGGTGCGCTGATGCAGTACGGTTTGTACAACGCCATGCTGGCCAACAGTCCTGCGGCTTACGGTACTACACCCGGAGGTATGCCGAGCGTCAGCAGCACGACTGTCGATTACAGCACCGGAGAAACCGCTTATCCGAATCCGATGTCACCGGCTAGCGTTTACGCTGTTCCTCCGTCTTCTTACTACCCAGGAATCCGCTGATTTATGGCCGACCAATCTCTTCAAGCGTTTCAGCTAGGCGCGAGTCTGTTCGACCGCGCTCAGACTCAGCAGCGTCTCATGGAACAGTTCCAGCTTCAGGCGGCTGATCAGGTCATGCGGCAGCGGCAGTATGATCTTCAGAACCAAATTCAATCCAAAGCGTTGTCTGATGCTTTGGAAGAGTCGGAAGCTCAAGCAAACGAATTCAAAGCGTTTAGCCAGCTTGGTAAAGATGTTTCAGATTATCTGACTAACCCCAAACCTGACGCAAAGTTTCCTGTTGTTCCCGCTTTCAAATCCCGTCAGTTCCGCACTGAAGCTGATCGGATGCTTAACAATCTTGAGAAATATTCCGCTAGGGCCGCTTTGCTGAAAGCGCAATCTAGGGCAGAAGCTGAAGCGGACAAAATTGCAGCATCAACACTCAACGAAGCCATCAGATTTGGAGCCATCACAAAGAATCCAGATGGATCTCTTGGTATCAATGTTGACTTGTTGAATCAGCGAGCATTCGACTTTAAGAAGTCAGAGCAAGCCAAGACCCAAGCTCAAACGTCTAGCTTGCTTGGAAATCTTGAAGTTGCAAAAAACAACCTTCAAAGACTCATTTCAGAAGGAGCTTCAAAATCGGAAATTGATCGAGCGCGGCTAGAAGTTCAAAAGTCTTTTAATGACGCAAGGCTTCAACTTGACCGTGAAGAGCTTGATGTAAAGAGGCTGTCTGGTGAAGAGGAAAGAAAACTCAAAGGCCGGGAACTTGATATTAAAGAAAAAACTGCTGCTGAAGAGCAACAATTAAAGAGTCGCAAGCTGGATATTTACGACCAAATTCAACGCATTCGATTGGCTCAAGGACAGGCTAGAATCGATCAGGCAAAAGAACGGATCGATATCTATCGCCAAAAGGTTCTTCAGCCGACAAAAGCCTCTGAAATTAAGCTCAATGCAGTTGATGATCGCCTTGTCAAAAAATACGCTGACGACATTGCAAACAAGCAGACCATTGCAGATGCCATTGGATACGAGATTGGGATTCTTCAAGACCCAGGCATTGAAGATTACGTCAAACTGAATTCCGCAAATGCTATTGCAAAGGTTTTAAACAGCGCGGAAGGACGAGATGCTGTTGGTGTCGAAGAATCAAAACGTCTGCTTGGTGAGCTGGATCTTTTCAATCTGAAGCGAGCCTTTCAGGGTGGAAACCTGATCGGGCCAGATTTGGAGAGTTTTGCTGAAAAACTTTTATTGAAGCAGGGGGAACTTGAAACACGCGCAAAGGAATCTTCAAGTCGCGTAAACGACATTTACTCTCGTTATGGAATGAACTTGCCCGCTGGAACAACTCGAGGACAAACCACTCCAGTTGGCAGGACAGCGGTACAACCACAAGTTGCCCCCACGAATGCTCCCGTTTCATCCGTCACCCAAACGACCAATGCACCAACATTGACTTCTGGAGTTACGACGACAAATGCTCCTGCTGGATTGACGCCAAAATCCAAGCGAGTTCGTCAAGGCGGAAAAGAATATATCTGGGATGAAACCATCAACGATTGGAAGGAAGTGACTCAATAATATGCCATTCAATCCTGACGAGCCGTTTGAAATCGTTGATCAGGCTGAACCTGCTGGATTCGACCCTGATCAGCCGTTTGAAATTGTTGATGAAACTCAGGCTGCAACACCACCCACTGTCCAGCAACCAGTTCCAGTTGGATCTACAAACGAACTTCAAAAAGCTGTTAGCGAATCCGCTACTATTGGGAAGATGCGGCAACGTGAAGAAGCAGGACTAGTTTCCGCTTTGCCATCTGCATCGATAGCTCAACCATCAAAAGAACAATACCAACCTGGAACTTTCAGGCCCAAAAGCCTTCTTGTTCAACAGGCAGATCTTTACCTTGGTAGACCAAGCGCAGAAAAGTTTCAAAAACTAGAAGAAACCAATTTCAATCCAGAAGTTCCAATTGATCTGACGCCTGACGAACAAAAACTGTTTGTAGATTATCGTGTAAAACAAGGTCGCAGAATTGCGTCAAACGTCCTTTCAATTCCCGCTGGAATAGCTGTTTCAAGACTTCCTGGTGGTCAAACTCTTGGTGGTGAAATAATCGGAGGTGCTGCCGTTGAACTTGCACGGCAGTTTATTTCTCCAGATGAGTTTGAGGTCAAAGAAGTTGTGGCTTCTGCGGTTCCAACGCTTGGGCTTAAAACTCCGATGAAAGACGTCTTTGAAACCAGCCGTCCTGGTTCAAGCGTTTTGAAAAATCTGCTCAAAGCTGAAACTGGAGTTGGCCAGCAGTCTTCTCGCCTCGCACAGATTGCGAAAGAAACCACTGTCGGTGGTGCAACCGGATTGGCGCAAGGCATGGTTTCATCTGCTGGAGACAAAGACTTTGCTCAAGACTCGTTCAAACAGATGCTTTTCGGTGGTGCTTTGATGCCCACATTTTCTGGAATTTCCAGAGGAATCGCCGCTGCATCGCGTGGCGGTTGGCCGACTCAAAGGGAATTCTGGGCTGAATTGAATCGGCCCTACGCCCAGCAGCTTTTGCAAGAACGGGCGCAGCAAGTTCAAAGAGAGCTTGGACCTGGTGGCGGAATCAATCCTGCGATGGCCGAAGAGTTGGCCAATGCTTTGTATTCCCCTGACAAGATGGGAAAAAGGCCGGAGGACATCAGAAACTGGACATCGAATGTTCAACGGTTCCTTCAAGATTCTTTGGCTTCTGGAACTCGTCGAGGATTGTCCGGCGACGCCTTGATTCAAGAAGTGGTTGGCGAACTTCAACGAGTTGCAGACATCAAGTCGGTTGACCCTGCTCTTGTCAGCAAAATCGTTTATGACGCAGAGGACATGATGAAGTCTGCCAAAGGCAAGGTGGACCTCGCGTTTGCTGAGAGAAACGCAGAGCTTATTGCTGCCGCACGAAGGGCCGAGGGAGACTTACAGCTTGAATCTGAGTATCTCAAAAAAGAGATTGTCGATCTTTCAAACCAGAGGAACGCACTTCCTGCCACTGATCAGGTGGAGCGGGCTAGAATCGAAAGCGAGATGGCAGAAAAAGCTAGGCAGATCAAAGACATCGAGGATGGGTTCGACCCATCGTTCGGAATGGGAAGAGCGATATCACAAAAGGAGGCTGGCACGTTTGTTGGTGAACAGGGCAATCGCCTCCTTAAGGACTTCAAAAAGGTTCAAAATGAAGGATATGGAAAGCTGTCTCCTGAGCTTGAGGCAATTACAGTTCAGGTTCCAACTGGTCGCGTTGATGAACAGGGAAACGAAATTGTAGAGAGCTTTACAGTTCAGGATCTTCGCAAAAAACGCACAGAAATTCTTGATCAGATTGATTTCACAAAACCTGTTCAACAGGCCAAGTTTGAGAAGTTTCAAGAGCTGGAAGATATCGAGCGAAAGATTCAGGAAGGACTCGATCAAAACCCTGCTCTTCGAGACGCTCTGAAAGCCCAGAATCAGTCTTACCGCGAAGGAATTACTAGGTTCAAAGGGGCGTACATCAATCGGTTCTTGAGAGAAACCGGAGAGGCAGGTGGCGGACCTGAATCTATTGTCAACCTTATCGGACCTAGCGGTGGAACCGCGCTTGAGCTGATCAAGCGTCTCGCAGGAAACGAATGGGAGGGCGTCTTCAAACCTGTTCTTTCTGATTTTGTTTACAACAAGTTGAGGAAGACCGGCCAAACTCCCGACCAGTTTTTGTCTCTCATTGCTGAGGCGAGAGCCGCGAAAGGAACTGGACTTTCAAAGGAAGTTGCCAACGAGTTTTTCCCGCAGCTTACTGAAATTCAAAACGTCGCGGAAAAATACCGTTCGTTGATTGATCGTAAAGCGACTCTCGAATCTCAGCGTGTCCAGTTGGACGACAAGATGGCTGAGCTTCAGTCGAGGATCGATGCTGGTGATAAGGCTGCTCGCGGTTTGCTCAACGAGGTTGAAACAAAGCTCGCCGCAAACCAGAAAGAAATCGATCGGCTTAACCGTCCTTCTCCTGACCTTGGCCCTGAGTTCAAAGAGATGGACGACAGAACTCGTCAGGTGGTTGACGCATTATCAACCATCAAAGAGGCGGTCAAAAGCAAGCGTCCGATCAATCTTGATGACGATCAGCTCAAGGCAATCATGTCAAACCCTGATGCCAGAAGGTTTGCCGATGATTTGAAGCTGTACGTTCAAGAACAGGCAAAACAAGGAACTGATTTTCAAAGGTTGGTTCGCAAATCAATCGACACCGGAAATCTTTATGGCGATGCCAGCCCAGAAGACATTGTTCGGTTCCTTACTTCTCCGCATGGAGAGCTGAAGCAGCGGTATGTCACCGATCAATTTTTCGATGTAATCAAGAACAACCGACCGGAGCTTCTTGGCGATGTTCAAAACTTCATCGTTGGAAACATTCTCAAGGAGTCCGTGGTTCCAGGTAAGCGTGAGGTTGACATCGAAAAGATGAGGAACCTCATTGCCGACAAATACAACCCACTGATCAATTCTGCTTTTGGAAAGACCGGAGTTGATCAGTTGAACAAGATTGCGGACCAACTGTCTCAGGTTACGAAGCTGGATTCGATGCTCAGCAGGAAGATCATACCGGCTGTCACATCCGCTGTCGCTGCCGTTTCTGGTGCCAATTTCTACGGAAGAACCGCTCTCGTTAATATTCTGTCGGCTAGTGGTATCGCATCGGCTGGAAAATCGTTGAGGAGTCCAGAGTATCTCCGCATTGTTTCGACTCCGATTGATGCGCTCGAAAAAGCTCAAATGGACAACTTCAATCGCAGGTGGCCAAAGCTGCTTTCGCTTGAAACCGACAGGTATTTGATGCGAGAGGAAGACCGTAAGGAATCGGAACAGGTGCTTCGTGAAACACAGCGTCAGATGCGTCGCCGCGACTAATGAAAACCTCACTCTCCAAAAAAGGTAATACCTACAAGGGTCGTAAGGTGACGCTCAACAAGCCGTTCTACACTCCGGGCGAGCGGAAGAAGAGCGCGGTGTACGTCAAGAATCCGGCTGGCAAGGTTGTCATCGTCCGATTCGGCGATCCCAATATGGAGATCAAACGCGACAATCCTGAGCGTCGTAAGAACTTCCGTGCGCGGCATAATTGCGCGAGTGCGAAGGACAAGACGACGGCTAAGTTCTGGTCATGCGCCGCGTGGGGTCTTGCGATTGTTCTGTCGGTTCTAACCTCAAACCCAATCTGATTTTATGGACAAGATGAAACTTGGTGGTGGCGGACGTTACGAGAAACTCGTTGGTCAGCTTGAGAAAAAGGGTGTGAAAGATCCAGGTGCTTTGGCGGCTTACATTGGACGTAAGAAGCTCGGCAAGGCCAAGTTCCAGTCTCTCGCCGCCAAAGGCCGTCGCCGTGCGCTGCGCGAGGCTAACGCCTGATCAGCCGAATTTCTTGCGGTAGCCATTCGCCTTCTTCCGCTTCTGCTCCTTGTCCACCGTGAAGACCTCCGGTGGCGCATACTCCCAGCATATGTTCTTCAACGAATGCTGGATAGTGATCCCGCCTGTCTTCTTTCCTTCACGATCCTGTAATCCGCTCCGCATCGATCTCTTGGCCAACCCAAGCAGGAACTTCCTCGGCATATTGTAGCCCACTTCACGCAGCACCATCACCTCTCGCGCCCAGTTCGTAAGGTCGCTCGATCCAAATCCTGAGTAGGCCATCTCTGCCACGCTCTCAGGTTTCTCATCCTTCCCCTTCGGCTTCGGGAAGTGATGCACAAGCACGATGATCACACCCGTCTCGATCATCAAAGGCTGAAGCTGTTGCCGAGTAAATTGCGAGCATACCTCGATGTCCGCAGGGTTACCGCCGATGTACGAAAGCAGCGGATCGATGTACACGATGTCAGGCTTCGATTTCTTGACCATCTTCCGAAGCATCGTCGTGAAATCGATCCCGACCCGAACCGTCTCGCGGTAGAACTCAATTCCAGATTCTCGGATCTTCGATTCCCAGTAATCCGAGAACACCCCCTTCGCCGCACCGATCAGCGAATCGTGCATATCCGCGATGTCGTTCTCCGCTTGGATCACCATCACCTTCAGCGGTCTGATCGGGGCTATCCCGAACCATGACAATCCATGCGACCAATGGATCGCTTGCGACATCACCAAGGACGATTTGCCGCATCCACTTTGTCCCACAAAGAGAAGGCTGGTTCCACGGCGCAACCAGCGGTCACCGATCAGGTTGTCAGGATCGTTCTCCTTGTCGTAGGTGATGATGTCAACGAGATCGAACTTGCTCGGCAGATTGGCCGACTCCAAGTGATCGATGAAATCGTCCCAACACGGCGCACCCTGATTCAGGGCCAAGAGCTTCTGCTCGACACCGTTCCGCATCACTCCGGGCAACCGGCTAAAGCGACTGGCATTCTTGTTCTTAGGATCAACCCCAAGGTGATCGAGGTGTTGATACACCACATTCCTTCGCTGCTCCCATTCGTCGCGGTTGGCAGCATCCACTCGGACCCAACCGTGCAGACTTTTTCCGCCTGAATCGATGATGACCGAGAACGGCAGGTTCGACTCCTTCAGGATCGTCCATTGTTCATCCTTCGACTTCTCATCCATCTCGACCAGGACATGGCGGAAGGTTGAGACGCCAGAATCGGTTCCGGTCTGGTCGCTGCATGGATTGATCCGTACATACGCACCACGGGCCTCTTTGCCGGTCCACATTGGCGATATGGGCGCGGTGAAGTGCGATTTGATCCATTCGTCCCTCTTGAGGTATGTCCCCTTGGAAGCGGGCCTAGATCGGCCTTCGTCATCCGTGATGATCTCGTTGCAGATGCAGACCGTATCCTCTGGATCGAAACAGGCTTTGAGGAAGTCCTCGGTTGAAAATCGGGAAGTCTGTTCCGGTAATGCAAGGATCTTGCGAACGACGAACTTGCCCGTCATCGAGACCGGATTGCCGGTCGAACGGGTGTTCCTTAGGTAGCCCTTGGCGTTCGTGTGCGGTGTTTTCTCGGCTTGGGTGATCTTATGCCGAAGCTCCGCATCGCTCCATTTGGGGCTACATTTCTGGTTCCATTCCGATAGCAACGCGAGCGCGTCACCAGCGGTCAGTTCAAACCCGTGAACGAGACCTGTAGCTGCTGTGAATGTTTGGGAATGGCCGTTCTGGCCGGAGACCGCTCCTGGGACGTTGGCAAGCCATGCCCGCGCCCGTTCGATTGTATTCATGTGATTCCAAGATATGTACGCGCTTTGCGTCCCGCCTCACCAAGGTCCGATGACGCTATTTCCTGAATGAACTGACGATGCTCGCGGTTCCGCTTGAACAGCAGGGCAAGCTCCTTTGGAGTGATCAGATACTTCGACCAAAATTGAATTCTGATTCGCCTTTGGTCGAAGTGTTCAAAGAGCTTTGCCTGAGCGTCGATGTAGGTGTCAGGATTCCGGTTCATCCCGAACGAACTTCGCCTTGAACTCCTCCTTGGTTCGGATGCTCACCTTCTTGCGGCCTTCTCGAACGTAGGCCACGGCTGGCACCTTCATTTCGCCAATTCGGATCTCCGCATCGTCATCAATCACCTGAACCTTCAGTGATGGTCTGACGGAATTTTTGAATGTCTTCATCTTTAGAATGGTGAGAGTTGCTCCAGTGATCGGGGACAGTGGCCTTCTTTTTTGGGTAGGCCATCCATCCTCGCATGATTGCATACTCGACCAGTCGTGGTGCCTCTTTCAACAACTGTTCTCTAGTGATCGTCGATTCTTTCATTTGGTAGGTTTCTTTTTCGCTGCCTTCTTGTCGCGGCACCTCTGGGCGATACCTTTGAATCGGTCGATTCGCTCGACCTCATCGTTGAATCCTCGGCGGATCAACCACTTGCGATAAGCACGGTTGAAGTCCTCGAAGTTGAGTTTTGGTGATGACTCGTCTGCTTCTGCTACTCGGATGGTTGTATTCATAGTACGAACAAAAGAAACCAAGCTGTTGCAACAATGAGACCCATTGCGAAAGCGGCGATGGCTATCGACTTGATCTCGTCTCTGCGATTCATTCTCATGTTTTTATGCGGATCAGCGTAGTATTATCATTTGTCAACGACCTCCACCCAGTGCGTAGTGAAGAATGAGCAACGCATCGCAGTTCTTTAGCGTTACATCTTGGCTTGGATAGAGTTCTTGAGCCTTCGATTTGAGCTTTCGCTTCCACTCAGGTCCGCTCGCACAGGACTTCTTGCCGCCTAATCCAAGCGGTTCCTGCCATATCTTCGGTTCGACCCGATGCAGGGCGTAACCGTATGCGTAGGCCAGTCCTTGGCAGATGCCGTAGTTCTCGTGGAGCGTGGCCATCGTTGCTGCCGGTGTCAGGCTCGACACGAACTTGGGCAGTTTCTCGATCCAGAAATGGGATTCGGTCGTCTTGAATCCGCTGATCAACTGGGCCATGTCCGGCACCGATTCGGGCATCGGAAGGAGGATGATTCCGTCTTGGGTCTTGATCGCGAAACCGCCATTCACCCCTGGGTCACAAGCGACGATGGTTTTCATTTGAGGCAGGAGGCGATGTCGGCTGGTTTGTACGAAGGACTCTTGATGATCTTGCCGTCCTTACGCTTCACGATGTAGCGGACCCCGGTTTTCTCGACCGTGTAATCCTTTGGCATATTGGCCAACTGATTGATCGACTGCAATTCAGCCGGTGCCCAGAGCTTCGACATATTCGATTCGTGAACCGTCTGGAACGCTCGCTCGACCTGATCCTCGCTGAATCCGTAAGCGATTGCCGCTCCGTAGACGACATAGAGGAGGTCGGCGATGGCGTCGAGTGCTTCGACCGGATCTTTGGATGCTTCGAGTTCTGCGGCCTCCTCGTCGATCAATGCACGGCGAAGGGAGCGAGTCTTTTCATCCGGTATCCGTGGATTGACCTTTGTGTCCTGGCCAAAGCTGGCCATGAACGCAGCCACCTGTCTGATTTCTTTTTTCATTTTGTTTTCTCAATAGCAGAGAACAACGACGTTCTCCGCAGCTATCCTGATTGCACTTTTTGTTTCTTCACCGTCGTACCATCGCTCGACCTTGATCCGCCCCTTGATCCTCACTAGCGCGCCATTCTCGATCTCCTCAAGCTGCTGCGCTACCTGACCCCAAGAGACGACCTCAAAGTCGTCGAAATCTTCGTGGAACTTCCCAGATGGATCGGTCCAGTGCCTCGCGACACTGATCACTCTCCGAACCATCCTCGCTCCGTTCTTCGTCTCGCCATTCCTCGAAACCCCTTTCAGTTCACCGATCAAGAACACTATGTTCTCAGTTGGACTCGCACTCATCTATGATCCCAAGTTGTTTGTATGATTTGATTCGCTTCCGAGCGTGGAACGCTCCGATAGGATGGAACTTGTCCGTGAAATCATAGATTGTCGCGTTATTTTTATCCGATGTCTTCCGCAACACACGGCTGGCCCGCTGGATCGTCTTCTGCGGAGACCGCCCTCCGCTCACCATGATCAACAGCTCCGCATTCGGAAGATCGAGTCCTTCGTCGGCCAAAGAGGTGGCGATCATCGTCTTCAGGTTGCCGCTCTTGAACTCCTCCATGTAGAAGCGTCGATCCTTCTTCCCGATCTTGGAGTGAACCAATCTGGCACCGGGGATCTCATGCTCGTACCACTCGCCGAGCGTGATGCGCGGGACCAGGATCAATGTCTGCATATCGCCATGCGTTATGGCAACGTCACGGGCGTACTCGTTGCGAGCGGTGTTCTGGCAGATGCCGATGTCCACGATGGATTCCCAAGCGCACATCCGTTTCAATTCGTCGTCACTTATCCTCATGTACCGACGGCGATCTTTGAACAACCGCTCGATGTTGTTGTCGATTCGCATCTCAAGACCCATGTCGGTAGCGTTGGAAAGGACTAGGGTTGCGTCGGCCAATGAATCACCGATGTCGCCCCTGGTGATCTCGATCTGACGATTGCGGAAGAGCTTCCGCAGGACTTCATTCCGATCTGGATCATCGCACCACGGAGTCGCATCGAATCCATAACGCCGCCCGTTACACTGCTCGACCACACGCTTCCATTGGTTCGCTGGGCTGTGTTTGCAGTTATGAACTAGGATTCCGTTTGCGAAGTAATTTTCATTCCCCTCAACTGAGAAATTGTAGACAAAATTTTCTCCGAGCATTCCAGAGATCCAAGAATCACTTCCTTGTTTGTGAACCTCAACACGCACCACCCTAGTGAATTGAGTGTTTCTGTTTTCTTTTTGTCCGCAGCTTTCCTTTCGAGTGAATCGTGCGACGAACCGTCCACCTCGATTGCTAGTTTCACTTCTGGTCTCGCCAGATCCACTTTGTAGCAATTTGGAACATTTGGAATCCCACTGTTTGCTGTTCGTATCGGATACTCCATTTGTAGATTGCACATAAGCGAAAGAATTTTTTGCGGCAATGTTGGGCCTTTCCCATTTCCTCCGCGCAACTTTGGCTTGTGGCCGATCTTTTTCAGCGATTCCGATATGCGTTTTCTGGTCTGGTCCGAGACAATCCTCTCTGACATCCATTTGGAAATCCTGTCGCCCATCCGCTTGTTGGTGGCCGACATTGTTTCCGAACTCATTTTTGAAACCATCAAATCCCGACACTGAGTCGAGCAGTATGCTCGACCACGTTTGATTGCATCCAGACTCTTGTAAGCCGGTGTTCTCCCCATGCAGGTGACTGGCGTTTTGCACCAAGCACATTGAGTTTCGACGCGTTTCTTTTTCTTTAACCTGAGAGCGATTTTGCATTGATTGCAAACCGGCTTCCGAGTTGTTGAAAAATGACCTTTTCTTTCGGTCATCGACCCACATTCTCTGCATTCCATGTTCATGCGATGGAATGATTGCCACCACATCGTCGCGTGTCAAGCTCACGGCTGGAACATATTTGAATCCGTTCCAGAACGGGTGTCCTGGCGTACAGGTTGTTGGACCGTTTTCAGTCCAAACCGTCACCATTGTGTCCGGTGCTGGCGTTTTGAAGACCTCAAGAACTCTGCGTTTTTCAACGGTTTTTAAATCGTGGTTGTACGAATCAACCATGTCTCCAGCTTTGATTTCGCTGATGTTTTTATGGCCTATTTTTGTCCAACTAGGAAAGCACTCGTCCACTATCAGGAGTTCGCACTTGGTGAAATCGACGCTCTCATGCGGGCATCGGATCTCGTAGCGAGCGGGATCAACACCGGCTAGGTCGAGGGCTACCTTTGCCTGTTTGCAGGTTTCGATTGTTGGAGCTAACCAGCCGATGCGATCATTGGGATAGAGGTTGACGATTGAAGCGGCGATCCAGGTCTTGCCGCTACCGGCTGGGGCGATGATCAGTCCGTCCGATGTCTTGGCCCAGTTGACGACTCGTTTTTGGTATTCTCGAAGATTCATTTTTTTTGTACTTACTTGGGAATTTGACGTTGTTACGGATGTACCACAGTACGGAGTTTGAGAGGTTGTATTTCTTAGAGAGTTCTGAGTAGGAGATTGTTGGATGCTCCTTGAGTATCATTGCCCGGATGTGATCGGGGACTTTGCGCCATCTGCGTTCGCCGGATCGGACGGGCGGGAGGACTGGTTTCATACCTTCTCGGTGAGCGATCTCAGGTACTTGTTCCGCTGCTTCGGTTTGACCGACAGGATGTATTGGATTGCAAGGCAGGCGTTGACGCTGGCGGTGTGTTCCCAGTCCTCGTTGTTGTCGTAGTACTCGTGCCACCGCTCGCTGGGTGCGACTACGATCTGTCCGGTCTTCCGGTGCTTGAAGACGAATGCCGCTGGTCCGATTGGTATGTTCACGGCTTGGCCTCCTTCGGTTTATTCCATTCTCCGGTCCTATCGCTGATGCGAACCTTTCCAGATTTAGTGACGTAGATTTGAATCT